CAACACTTACCTTCCATAATTTACTGTATCCATCCGCCAACCATAAATTTCCATCAGGACCAGTGCAGATACCTACCATACGCGAACCAGTTAAAGTGTAATTTGTACCGACTCCACCAGTTGTTACTTTCCATACTGCGCCAACCCATAAATTGCCATCAGGCCCAGCACATATGTCAGCAGGTTCAGAAGCAGTTAAAGTATATTTTGTAGATGATCCACCAGTAGTCACGTTGGATCATATTCAGTTGTACCAATAGTAATCATATTATTTACCCCATGTTTCTAAGTCAAACACTTGCCATTGATCCCTGCCCATTTCTTGACCTAGCAACTTCCATTCATCCTTTGTTATTTCAACTGGCTCTGCATCCTTAAAAGTAAATTCATGCGAAGACTTATGTATTTTTACATCTTTGTTAATTGAATCAAAGTGAACAATATCCCCATGATATTTACTTAATTTTTGAGCAGCTTCTCGCATTTGCTTCGCAGCTTTGTCACACTCTTCCTGATTTTTGTAAATACCTTCTGACCAAGGGTTATCAGGATCAGGTGGCTTCCATTCATAATGACAATTTAAATAATCTTCCATTGTGAAAAGTTGATATTTGTCCCACCACTCATCCTCGTCATCATAATGGCAAAACCCTAGAATTAAAGCAGGCGAACCAATCATGTGTATTTTGCACAATGCTATTTTATATTTCATGGTTTATTAAAGTATTGTTCCGCAAATATGTGCAATTTATTCATAAATAATAACAAAATAGTGTAGAATTTATTTATTTTAAAGGTATCCGCTATGATGACATAATGTTAAAAATCTATTCATGACTCTCCATGACCGTTTTAGTCTTTATAATTTCATTTTTCAGCCATTCATACACAGAATGTAACTCTGATTCCGTCATTTCTTTCCTTCCTTTCCCGAATTTATTCAAAGTCTTTTTGTTGAAACCGCTGAAAAGTATGCTTTAGAAAATAATCTTAATTTTTACTACATTGATATGGATTTCCTGTTAAATAACAGTCTCCCATTAAAAGAACTTAAAACCAAATCTAACGTTGAACTAATTAAGAGATAAAATAAAAACCCTGCTAGAAATTCTAGCAGGGTTTTAGCTTATATGATACTGATTTTTAATATCAATGATATTAAGCCTATATCACAAAATTGTGGATCGTCATGCGGGCATAAAACTTAGCACCCTCTCTTAGTAACTTCTTACCATAGCGCGTCAATATGCCTTTTCTTGGACAAAACGATTCTGGGTCTAAGACAACAGGTGTCTGAGTTAATGGAACGTATGGGCAATAGAAATAACCCGAATCCATATAGCTATCACCCTTATAACCCATTAAAATCTGGTTGGTTCTAAAGAGTGGGTCTTTATATAATCTCCAACGGTTGTTGATAGTACCAACATACTGAATACCGAGAGAGCTAGTGAAAGTTTCACTTGGGGCTGGTGCGAAACCTGCTGTTGCGGTTTCAAAGATACTTGCAACTTCTGGGGAAGTTACGAGCCAGTTAGCACCACCACGCAATGTCTTACGATGAATAACGTTAGACATTTCAACGATCTTCACATATAGAGACTCATACTTTTCCTTGATGGTATCACCGAGGGCGGTTCCGAAGTCCCATGCACCTACAGTACCAGCATTTAGTAACAAGTCCGTTAGAACTTCACGGTCAATTTCCAAGTTAATTTCCTGGGCTAATACCGCTGTTAATTCAGCTTCGGCGTCCAAATTGTGCTGAGAACGTAAATCCTGCTGTGCTTCATAGCTCCATACGGCCTTCAACTTACGAGTCTTAGCGGCAATTTCTTCAGATTCTACAACCAAATTAATTTCAGGTAAATCCTGATTACATTCCATATTATATTCATAATTTAGAACGAGGTTGTTAGAGCCTGGTGCTGTGTTCCATGTGGCAACCAATTCACCTGTGGTTAGGTTTAAAGTAGCTGCTGTAATGAAAGATGTTGGCGAACCAATTGGAGTAAAGGTGAATACACCACTACTTGCAACGGTGAAAGTCTGAACTGCGGTTGCACCAACAAATACTGTACCAGTTACGGTGCCAGCAAGAATTGGAGTATGCTCTAGAGGAGCATAAGCAGATACTACTACGGCGCCTGGATCAGTATTCGAAGATTCGTTCTGAACGAACTGAGACGAATAGAAAATATCAAGGTTAGCCGTGCCGTCTGCTAACTGCTGCAATGAGTTAACATCATCACCTGGGAAACCACTATTATTATCACCGCCACGACGAGCGCCCTTGTTAGAGCTATATCTAAAGCGTAGGTAATATACCAAACCAGTTGGGCCTAGTAACGGCTGGACACTAACAATCTTGTTAGCGATCAACTGTGGGTAAATTCTACGAATTAGCGGGATGCTAATTCTCTTGAACTGAGCAATGTCACCAGTGTCAGTTGCAATTTCGTTATAAAGAAACTGGTTCTCTAGAAGAACGGACGTACAAGAGCGGGCATATTTGTTTTCGTGGAAGATACCCTTAGTATCGTAGTCGCCAATATTTTCTAGCAAACCTGTCTGAGTCCACTTGTCATCAATATCGCGGGCCTCATTCAAAAATCTAGCGTTTGCATTCATATTATTTATATTCCTATACTAATCTATTAACCTAATCTACTCTTCGAAGTTCCTGCTAATACGTTAGCTACTTCTTTAGTTAAACCGAAGCTTTCTAGTAACTGCGAAGACTTCTTGGTATTATTGTCGCTTGCAGGTGTCTCGTTATGTTCCGCAATAACCTTTGTTTCCTGCTCTGTAACTACGCGACCTCTCCCCGACACATTCTTGCCCTTTTCAACTCTTTCTTTCTTCTCGGCTCTGTGAGACTCATTGACAGACTGTGAAACATGACGGAAATTCTCACTTAATTTCTCGTTCTCGCGTGCGAGACGAATGTTACGCGCCTCCATCACCTTAATCTGTCCCTTTAATTCCTCAGTGGCCTTAACTGCTTCTTCAAGCTTGCTGCTTGTCGCAAATGTAATTTCTTCATCACTTAGATAATTTACAGCGATTTCTGCAATCTTGTCTAAAGCAACACTACGTTCTGCATAACGTGGGTTATTCAACACATCACGCTTTGCCTGCTCGTAGATTTCTGGACCCTTGTTCTGTAAGAACTTATCCAACATTTCAACGAAGTACTCCTTCATCTCGTCGTACTTCTTTTCATATTCTTCGTATAGATCGACTTCTAATGTATTATTCTTAGCACGTTCTGCTAATAACATCTGATAAGCCTCTTCGTAACCCTCTTCTAAAGTCCTATCAAATTCTTCCTGCTGCACTTCGATCCTATTATTCTGATCGACAATGATAGCATAGGCTTCTTCATAACCCTGTTCTGCTACCTTTTCAGCATTCTTTAATTCCACAGCGAGTTCATTGTAAGCATTCTCTAATTGCTTGCTAAACTCGGCTTCTTTCTTCTTAGAAATTTCCTGAACGGCTTCAGCCAACATTTCATCAATTGCGGCTGAGACTTCCTTTAATTCGCTTTCTGGAAGAAGATTCTTTAAAGCATCTACAATTTTTTTCATATTACATCGACCTCGCTAATATATTTATCAGTTGATTCCTTTATTATGCCACCCATCGCGGCTTTTATTGTTTCCTTATTAAGAGTATATATGCGCTTGCCATTATTTTTTAAATTTTTATTGTAATTATTATTCAAATCATACGACTCACGTTTCCCCACTACTCTTTCTTGATAAGCCTCTGGGGTGGAAGGGTCAGCAACGGCATCAAACGTGATTAGCTTGTATCCCTCACCAATGACTAATACACCGTTTTCATTTACCTTACCGTTACCTACACCTCTACTACTCATTCCAATTCTAATACCGTCATTCAATAACGCTTTCAATTGTCTGCCCATTGCAGTATTTAATATCTCGCCTTCACCCATTAATAAGTTGCCATCCCACCATAACTTTGTTATAACGTGAGAAGCTTCCTTAAAGTGAATAATACTGTCCGTAGGATGGTCTAATTCACCAAGTAGACCACGCATTTTCACTATGTCCCTTAGTCTCTGAACGTTTTCGTCCAAAACACCATAAGGATACATTCTCTTATTTTTATTTACACACTCCGCTTCCTGAAGCTTACCACGGAATTTAACTAGACCCTTTTCTAAATTAGATTCTTTAAGGTCTATCTCAAATCCAAAGGCATCGTATTCATTAAGCAGCATTACACCTTCTCTCATTATGCTCCTTATATGATGTTATTTCTCAACTACTAAGTCATCTTCCTTACCATGATTCATCTTATATGAATCTGGTGTCTCAGCCTTTGGAACATATGGGTTCTGTAGGCTTGGCCATGTATCAGAGGACTGCCAACGACTCCAATCGCTATCGCCACTCTTATCTGCGCCCTTTTCACCCTTCATCGTCCATTCGCCTGCCTTCGGAACGTATGGGTTATCCAACGCTGGCCAAGTGTCATTGTTAGCCATGTTACCCCACGAACTCTTCCTCATTTCATCAGCCAATCCACCCTTATAAGACTTGCCATCACTTACTGGTAATGGATCGCCCCAATCACCAGAGAAGTCAGAAGATGGGTTATATGGCTTACTTGCATTCTTAGCCATCTGTGGATGATCGCCGCTTACAGTCATGTGAGGAGTGTTAGAAACCTTCCAAGTTTCACTTTCCAAATTAGTTTCAACCAAATTTCTCAACCAAGCCGCTACATCACCAGCCAATTCCATAGTTGGCTCCGCATCTCGGTCAATAACAGTCTTTAATTCCTTAAGATAACTTGTAGTCTCACCCATCAAGAACTCATTGCCTTCTTCATGAGCTACCTTGTAAACTTCAACTAAAGCGTTATAAAGATCGACAAATACCTGCATCTCTAACAAAGAGTTTTCATCAACAAATTTATAAAACTTGTGAGCTACCTTCTGGAAATCCATATACTTGTCTTCAGATGTTTCAAACTTAACACCCGATAACTTCATAATCTTGTCAACTCTTTCGTCATATGCACCAGCAGCAGTTCTTAAAATGCCTTCTGCCATAAATGCACAAACCTGATCGTCATAAGCTGTCTCGCCAATCGTGTCCAAAGCCTTAGAAATCGCTTCCGATAATTCAGTCTGAGCCAAGTAAATTACGTTTGGCCATCTGACAACAATTGCTTCCAATACTTCTTGAAGACGCTTGCTGTCCGATAATGCGTTACATCTTCTTAAATCAGCCATCGCCTTGCAGAAATTAACGTCTTCTGCTAAATTCTTCATCTTAGAACGAAGGATCATAAGATCGGTATTTAAAGTCTTCCAGTTGAAAGATAAAATCTTACCCTCATTACGAGACTTGCTATTTGGAATACGAACCGCTAATACATTACCCTTATCGTCCCTGTTAACATCCGAAGAAGCCGCAGCAGGACCAAACTCCTGATAATCTAGATAACTAAATACGTTTTCAGTTAAACCATACCACTCAGATACCTTCTTCTTAGTCTGTGGCTTGAAGCGAATGTGAACGTGCGAGCCAGAGCCGAAGCGCTTCTTCAATGTTTCACGCTCTCTCTTTGCCCTCTGCTTCTCGCTTGTACTAACGAATCTCTGATTCTTTTTCTTAGCTTCAGCACGCTTATGTGATAGCCAAGGTGGTTGTGGCTTGCCCTTCTTGTGGGACTTACCCTTTGGTTCTACCCATACCTGAGATTCACCTTCCATAAAGGAACGACGAACAAAAGGTAGTTCAATATATTCTTTAAAATGTGCGTCCGCAGCATTTTCATTCTTGCTCAATACCTCATCGAACATCTTTCTTAAGAGGTCTTGTGACGCCTGTTTTGCAGAGGATTCATCAATTACTAACTGCTGAATATTTTCAAATATGACATTATTCTTGTCTAAAGAGTAAGAAGCATGAACATAAGACTTGTCTAATGTTTCGTAAGTTACGGTCGAATCATCAAAGCAATGTAAAGTTAATTGCTCCTCACCGATTGCCTTTGCTAATACTTCTTCCGCTTGAATTAATTCTTTTTCTGCCTTTGTAAGTGATCCATCGCTAATCTTTTGGAAAACTTCAAAATTAACTAGCTTTCTTCTCATATCATCTCTCCTAATAAGGATATATACCTTGTGTGTTTAGAATATATAGTACTAATATTAAATTTTTAATGATTAATACCAACTATATAAGGTAGATATGCAAAAGAGCGTAAAAAATGAAAAGATTTTTAGACTATTATTTAATGCGTGAAGATAAAGACGATGACAAGGGGCTTGGCGACATAGACGCTATGCCAAATGAAGATGAATTTCTTATGAAATTGGCGAAGATGGCCATAAGTAGGCATCAAGAAAGACTAGTCGATTTTTTTAATGCCCTATCCAAACATGATGATGACATTAAAAGATTATTAGGCCAATACAAAGACAAGAGGAAGAATTATCTTCCGCAAGACCTGAGAATTGCTTCTAAACTTGAAAAAGATATTGTCGCACCTTCCAGCGCAGATATGAATGAACCTGTTTAACCATTGATTTGATAATAAAGATTTAAGTACCTTTCCGCACTTACATCCCAATTATTATCCGTAATATATTTGTCCGCTTTTTCTATCAAATTCTTCCTGTGGCCTTCATTACTGAAGACTTCATCTATTTCTTTTGCTAGTTCCATGTAATTACCTGGCCTTGGAACTACCCCTTCCAAATCGTCAAACTGATGACAAGAACTAGCAATAACAGGCGTCTTACATGCCATCGCAATTCTAATAGCCCCCGACGCCCCATAAACCATATTCCTCGGATCACCAATATAAGGGAATACAGAAATCTTCGCAGTTCTTAAATAATTCTTAATTACCTGTTCTGTTTGAAACTTTCTTATTATCACAGCATTATCATGCAAATCAAGATCATCTATCTTCTTCAAAAGGAAATCATAATATTGCGCGTGAACAATACTCGTATGATAATTGTCACTACACAAATAACAGTAAAATATATCCTTGAATTTCTTGTCCGACTTCTTCAAATAATGAATCGCATCAAGAACCCTGTCCACACCCTTGTAAAAGAATCCAAAACCAAACTGGACTATTGTATAAGGAGTTTGAAATATATTCCAAAGTTCCGTTCTTTCTTCCTCTTGATATTCAAGACAACCATGAGGAATTACATATATGTTGTTTGTATTGCCTAATCTATGAAGAACATCTTTTCCCTGCTGACTATGAACAACAATGTTCTTAATGGCTGATGTGCAAACGGATTTGTCTAAATGTTCGTAGACAGAATGCACCGTAACCACATAAGGCACATCTTCAATGCCTTGTAGAAATTGTAGGAAGTAAGTTGCTTTAGGGAAAATGCCAAATTCATGCTGGATGATTATAAGGTCTGGTCCCCATTCCTTTATCTTTTCCGATAAAGCTTTTAAACTTGTGCCTCGCTGCCAGCACCTACTTACATAAGGCGGGTCATCATCCCTACCTTCCCCCTTCTCCGAAAAAATATGAACTTCCTTCACCTGTTTTCGTAAGGCTTCTACTAAAAATCCACTGTAAGTACTAATACCGCAATTATCATTCCAATTACACACGAAAGCAACTTTCAGGTCTTTAATTGCTTTCGTTTCATTAGAACGAATCTTTTTACCTATTATAGATTGCCAATTACTGCGTGGTTCATCCGTCTCTATTTCTTTTACTTCATATCCAGTCATTAAAAACGGCTGGTCTGAAAGGGCTACCACCACGTTCTTTTTACTTACAGCTACCCACATATTTAGACCTTAAATATCAATTGGAACATCATTCTGACCATTATCCGAGTAATCTATTAACCAATATATTACAGCCGAATTACTTTGTATATCAGCGTATATTATAAAGGAATGGTCCCCATTCTGTATAGACCCCACCATATCAACGTTACCTGCGCATACAGGTATGTTTTCCGATTGTACGGCAACAAATATTCTGTTCACATTAACGGTGGGGTCTATGTCTATTTCTATTTCCGAATAACCATGCACCACAAGCATCTGGCCACGAATATGATAGAAAATAGAGAAGAACTCATCCTTAAAATAGTTCCACCACCAGTTTTCCCCTCTAATCAAACCCCCCATTAATTATCCTTTTTCGAGCAACAAGAAGGTTTACTTTCACATCTCCAATCAACCAAACAACAATTAGTCTTAATATCGGCATACAGAATAAAACCACTAGCACCGATAGTAATACCAATCTTGTTCACATCGCCATGACATACGCAGCATCCGTCAGAAGGGTCTTTAATACTAAAATAAACTCTGCATGGTTCGCCATCCGTGTTTATGTCGATTTCATGAACCCCATAACCTAATAATACTTCGCCCGTTGTTGTCTTAGAATTACAACAGCATAAACCCATAACCCACCTCCATATGTTATTGAGCATATATATATCTATCTAATCTTAGTAAAACCAATATTTGTGAATTTTTGATAAATTTTCTAAATCTTTATCATCTTCACTTCTTACAGGTATGACCGCATCAATCCCGCAATGCGGACATATCGCTGTATCCTTCTTATCCGTCCATTCCACAATCTCCGTAGGACTGTAAATTTTCAAACAATAATAACAGACACACTCAACCGTAGTTAACGAGCTACGATTGTGTATCGCTAACTTCGGCGCCATCTTAATATCAATCATTCTTCACCTATTTCTGAATAATCAATGTCCTCAACATCCTGATCCCTCTCGTAATCTTCGATTTCCATATCATATTTCACAATCTCTTCATCCTTTGGATCAGGTAATGGTTTCGCCTGGCCTGCTGGCGGCATCATATCGTTATTAGGCGGCGGCGGTAATGGTGGTCCCCCTGGCGCTGGACCTCCTGCTGGCGGCGGTCCCCCTGGAAGTGGCGATTCCCCACCTGGCGGCGGCTGTTCTCCTCCACCTGGCGGTAATTGCGGATTTGGTCCGCCTGGTTCTGCACCCATCTCCTGCTCTCCACCCCCACCTGGCAAACCAACACCCAACAATGCTGGATTCTGTGCAAGAATCTGCAACTTCAAATCCTCCAACTTCTGAACCTTTAATCTCGCCAATATTTCTTTAGCTTCATCATCGGTGTACTTCATCCACTTTGTTAGAATATCAAAGTCACCCATCAACTGCGATCCCTTTAAACTATTTGCATTGTTGATTCTATTCGTTACAATTTCTGCCCTACTCAATTCTCGCCAATCCGAAGGTGGTGTCATTTTGATAATCAAATCTTCGTAAGCTTCTGTAGGGAAGCCCCTCAACTTAAGGTGTCTGTCCGCAACCTGATAAAAAGCTTCTTCCATGTGAGCCTGAAGTCTTTCAATCATACGAGCGAATTTAACGTCCTGTGCAGACAAAGTAATTCTAGTCGCATTCGGGTCTTCTAACGAGAAGTAATTCTTAGGGAAATTCAATGCTGTAAATAACTTGTTTCTAAAGTAAACAGCATCATCAATTTCGCCAAGATTCTGCGCACCTGGCAAAGTTTCAATTCTGGTATTAGAATTTGGTCTAATCGGCACCCAATAGTCTTCATCTTGTGCGGGCGCGTGCCATCTTTCTTCCACCGCCGATGCACCACCCTGA